GTCCTTGATTTATAAGGGTTTTTTCTTGACGGATTATAGACGCAAAAAAGCCCTTGAAAATCAAGGGCTTTTCTGCCTTTCTTATTAAGTGCGATTAAGTGCGCTTAAAATTCCAACCAATGCTTGCTTGTTAGCTTTGGCTATGCTTTCCGCCATATCAAGCGGAAGATTTGCCTTTACACAGATTTTTTCTGCAAGTTCATCTTTTGCTGTAACAGGTTCGCCAGCTTTAGTTTTATATTCTTTAGCTTTATAAACACCTTCTCGGCTTAATTTTGCAATTACAGACCGTGTAGATTTTGCCAAAAATGTAGCGATATTTTCCACATTATCGCCAGCTTGATACATTGAAACGGCTTGAAGTGCTTGCTCTGCCGTGTAATTTACTGTTTTTGTTGTAGCCATAAAATTCTCCAAAATTTTAGCAATTCTTAAAATGGCGATTGCTTAACCATTAAAATCATTATACGCCTATCTGTTCCATGCGTCAAGTAAAACTGCTAAAAAAGCCATACCTGAAAAAAAGCCAATTAGTAAAGTTTCCATTTTTAACCCTTAATAAATTGTAACGAAAAGTAGAATTAAATTGCCAACAATTCCGATTGTATTGCCTACCATATAAAGTTTATCGTTATCTGCCACAGCTCGCACCATGTAGCAAGTCAAGCCACCGATAGTTAATAAGATTGTGGCGAGTGGATATTTTGAGCCGTTTTCTATTGCGCTAAAAATTGCAGGTATGCTGTTAAATTGCAACATAGCCATGCCAACCCAACCGATATAATTTTTGTAATCCATTTTATTTCCTTTTTTGTTTAAATTTCCAATAAAGTAATTATACAGGTTTTTTGGTTTTTGTGTAAACTATTTTGTTAATAAATTGTAACAATTATTTACAATTTATTTACAAAAAAGGGCTTGACGGGGAGGGATTTTTTATGCTACAATGGATTGACGCCCGTAAAAAACGAAAATAAGCAAAAAATAATTAAAATAATGCTTGACACCTACCAATTATATATGATATAATTGGCGCCGCTAAGTGCTTGATTTATAAGGCTTTTTTATTTCGCTTGACAAATAAAAAGCCCTTGAAAATCAAGGGCTTAGGCTGGGTTAATTAGCTAGAAAATTGTCTTTTAATTGGTAGTCTTTATAGTTAAAACCGATTTCCAAATCCCGCCAATTTTTCTTTTTTAGAATTGCTTGCAAAATAAAAATTTCATGCCTTACAATATCCTCAAAAGCTGTATGTGGTTCAACGGCATCAACACCCGTTAAAAAGTGGCTTGCACATTCCGCATTAGTGCGATAGGTAATGCTAGCAGTTTTAATTGTGCGATTGCCAAAATAATGATTAGCCAAAACAAAATTTTTGTATGTTTTAGTTTTTGCAAAGCAACCGCAAAATAATTTCCAAAGGCAAACACGATTAGTAAAAAAATCTAAATTTATACCGCTATTTGCACATTTTGAAATATCAAAAGGCAAATTATACGCTGTAAGTGTAATTTGTGGGTATTTTGTAATAACCCTTTCTAAAAAGCGATTTATTGCGCCTACGCTTGCCAAAGTGCGAGAGCCATTTTCTAACATTTTTTCATAATTTAATCTACGATTTTGCAAATTATTTTTTGCCCATAGTGAGCAATCTACCAGTTCGGCATTATGAAATAATTGTTCGTTTTTAAAATCATTTACCAAAACCGCACAATTTTCGTAAATAGTGCCTTGCCTATCGCAAACAACCGCACCAAAATCTGCCACATTATCGCATTGAGTGGTTTCTGTGTCAATTATTAAAAAGAATTGTTTTTTAGCCATTTTTGTAATTTTCCTATTTTATACCGATTTTAATATGGTCGGATAATCGCCACGCCCTACATAAATAATTATACAGTAACCGCAACCGATTGCAACATTTATTTTGTTGTATTTTTGCAACACACATAAATTATTTTCATTTATTTTCACGAAAACGCTTGACACCGCCCAATTTTATATGATAAAATTGGCGCCTATAACCCCTTGATTTATAAGGGTTTTTTTTCTCGGCTAATTATAAGTTAAAAATTTGCAAATTTCATACAGAAATTTATTATAAATTATTTTGTAATAGTAGTATTTCATTAAATCCCCAATCTTTTATTTAGTTTGTGTGCACATAAAACAGTCATTCCTAATTTTCTTAGTGCTTTTTTTACGTTTTTATTATCATCAATCATAATTGCATTTTGTAGATTATTGTCAATTATGAATTTTGCTTTATAATCACCATCATTCATTTTGTAATGGTCTGCCGTTGCTATGTTACGGCTTAGAATTAAATCTGCATTTAAGCCATGAAAATTTAAGTAATCATAATCAAATTTTGCCATATCACGAGCCGTTAAAATTACAACCTTATAACCAATCTTTTTAGCTTGTTTCATAATTCTAGCTAGTGGCAAGTGGCTATCTTTAAAAACATTTTTGCGAGTGTGTTTTGCTTTATAGGCAACCAAATCCAAATTGCCTTCGGCATCATTTGGTGTGCGATGTAAGCTATTTATTACAGTTTCATCTAAATCAAAAATTAGTGTTGGCATTTCGTTTTTTCCTGTTTTGTTCATGTATTGAATTATACAGGCTTTTTAAGTTTTGTGTAAATTATTTTGTAATTATTTGTAAATATATTTACAATTATTTACAAAAAATCGCTTGACACCCACCAATTTTATATGATAAAATTGGCGCACCCAAATGAGAACGATTCTCATTTGGCTTTTTATTTGGATTTTTTGGTTAATCGCCTGTGGGCTTTTCGCAAAGTTTTAACATGGCAATCAGGGCTTGACGCATTTATGCCTTGATTTTTTAGCATTAAAACCCAAGTGCAAAATTCAATTCCATGATTGGTTTCAATGCCATTTTCAAATTGCCATGCGTGAATTAGCTCATGGCAAATTGTATCAAATAAATCTTTTTCATTTTCGTGAATTTTAAAGTTAATTGATATTAGGTGATATTCCCCAAAACCATCAACAAAACCATTTCGCCATTCTGCCATATTTTCATTATTTAATTTAACCCATGCAATCGGCAATTTAAAAGCGGGGAATAATTTTTCCGCTTTTGTGAACATTAAATCAACCAATTTTGAATTTTTACGCATTTTTTATTTTCCTATTATAAAGGGGCAAAATAAGCAATTTGTAACAAAAGTATTGCCATGATAATAATTGCTGTAACGATAAAGGTAATTTGTAATTGTTTGTTAATCATTTTTGTTTCTCCATTTGATGTAGTAATTATACGGCAACCAATTAAAAAAGCAACAAATATATTTGCAAAAAAAGTAAATAAATCGCTTGACACCGACCAATTTTATATGGTAAAATTGGCGCCTATAAGCCTTTGATTATAAAGGCTTTTTATTTAGGGTTTTTTAAATGGCAGTGTGGGTAACATTCCACCATTAGTTCCACATTTTCTAATTCTATCTTTTTCGGTTAAGAATTTAATAAATTCATTTAAGGTTAAGCTATCCGCCCATGTATTAGCGGATTTAAAGTCTTTTGATAGTTCTTTTATCAGTTTCAATTTCATTTTTGTTTCTCCTTGTTTGTGTTGTGTTGTTTGATGTAGTAATTATACGGCAATCAATTAAAAAAGCAACAAATAAATGTAAATATATTTATATTTATTTTCACAAAAGCTATTGACACAGCCTAAATTTTCGTGATACAATGGATTGACGGGCGTCAATAATGTAAGCAAGCAATAATCGTGCCAAGTATTTGCATAAAAAGCAAATAAAGTTCTTGACAACACCCCATTTTACGTGGTAAAATGGCGCAGCAAAATGCACCAAAATGGTGCATTTCGTTTGCTAGAAATTAACCACGATTAAATCAGGTGGTGCTGGTAAATCTAATTCTTCGAAATCTTCTAATTCAAGTGTAATTGCTAATTCATTAGCCTTTAAGAATTTAATAAATTCTTTAGTAATAAATTTAACATCATTAGTTGTTAAATTAAAAGCATCTAAGTCTCTATTATTGCCAACAAAATCAAATTTATTTGCAAATTCTTTTGATAATTTCTTCATCATTTTAAAGTTCATTTTTATTTCTCCAAAGTTTTAAAATTCCTGCTAACAAATGTTAGCAGGTTATTACATTATTCTGATAATGCTTTATAAATTAATTCCAATGTAGCCTTGTTAGCTTTCTCTAATCCGCCTAATTTCTCGGCATCTACATTCAAAGCATTAGCAATCAATTCCACAAAAGTTTCTTTAGCAATCACAGTGCCACCTGTTTTCGTTTTATATTCTTTCGCCTTATAAACACCTTCACGTGATAATTTAGCAATCACAGAACGGGTTGATTTACCTAAAGCTGAAGCAATCGCATCAATCGCCACGCCTGTTGCATATTGAGCAATCGCATCTGCTGTTTGCTCTGTTGTATAATTTACCACCTTAGTTGATGTAGCCATTTTTATTTCTCCAAAAGTTTATTTGCAATTCTTGTTATGGTGAATTGCTAACCATTAAAAACATTATACGCTATCTAATTAAAACAATCAAGTGTTATATTTTAGTTATTGATTTAACCATCTCTATTTTAGTTATTAATTTAACCACCTCACCTGTTGCTAGTGTGAATTGTCTAGCCATAGCCATTGATGATGCAAAAAATGTGAACGTTGTATTATCTTGTCTAGTTGCTTCATATAATGACATTTTATTTCTCCGTTTTTGTTTGCTTGCTTGATGTAGTTATTATATATGAATGATTAAATAATACAAGCATTATATGTAAAATAAATAAAAATAGTTGGCACGCTTCTTGCTTAGACGGGGCCGGTAATGAGACCTATTCTCATTTACAATAGCTGGGGCACATACTCAGAGCCTAATTTTGGATTTTTTTCAAAAGTCGACTTGTACGCAGCACCCAAAGCAAGTTCAGAAACTGACCCTAAGTTGGCACAAGTTGATACAAGTTGATATAATCTTTCCAAATCCCCAACCAATGCCTCAAAAATTTTTGACTTGCAGTAAGTTTCTATAAGTGCTATAATATTATATAATGTCAATTTAATAGAGTTTCCCAAAATGAACAACTTAGTCCCCACCAACACGCCAGCAGAGACTTTGCGAATAAGTCCCGAGGCACTAGAAATAGCTAATGCCTACTTACAATTACAGGATTTGCAAAAGGTTGCCGCAGAACTAGATATGCCTGTAGATATGGTAACTACCATGCTTGCCAAGCGCGAGGTTAAAACTTACATAGATAATGTATTTATGAATGTTGGATTTAATAATCAATTTAAACTCCGTAGTGCCATGGATGCATTAATAGGTCAAAAGTTTCAAGAACTTGAGGAGGCCGGAGTAGGTTCGGGCAAAGATATTGCAGATTTATTAGCCCTCAGTCATAAAATGACTATAGAGACTTTAGACAGACAAATAGCCTTAGAAAAATTAAAATCTGAAAGTGTAAAAAATCAAGTGAATGTACAAGTAAATGAGTTTGGTAGCGGAGCATATGGTAACCTAATGGAAAAACTCCTGAAAGGTCAACTATGAGGTTAGAAGCCGCCTTAGCCTATAACCGCGGTGTCGCGTTCTTGGAGAAGAAAGCTTATGACAAAGCGATTGGATTTTTTAAAAAATCTATTGCGCTTTTTCCATCTAAGGAAGCTTACCTAAATATAGCCACTTGCTATCGTGGCGTTGACCGTGATACACAATGCTATACACACCTATTATTAGCTAATTTGCCAACGGTTCCAATGTTAGACGGATATTTTTTAGATACCGATTATACTTTAGCATTATCGAACCTTGGACTATATTTTTATTCTGTGGGCGATGATGATACCGCAATATCATACTATCGTCGTGCTTTAGCCATTGACCCAAACTACTATAGTTGTGCTTGGAACTTGTCATGTGCACTGCTTCGTGTAGCATGCAGTGGGCATCCAGAATTTTTCGAGGAGGGCTGGACTCTATATCAAGAACGTTTTCGTAAGACACCTGCAATAAAAATTCAACTACCTAACCCTAATGTAAAATTATGGGATGGGTCTGTTGTCGATAGTATCCTTGTGTATGCAGAACAGGGATATGGGGACAACCTGATGTTTGCCCGTTATATACCATTGTTGAAAAACTTTTGTAAAAATATTTATGTTCAGTGCAACGATGATATCGCACCACTATTTGCTTGTTTGGGGGTAACCACAGTATTAGACGGTCGTGATGCGCCTGCTACTCATGCAATTTTTATGCCATCACTAGCGCATATATTTCCCATGATGCCCGGTGAGTGGATAACTGGGTTTAGTCGCGAACCTATGGCTGATATTAATATAGGAATTGTATTTAGTGGTAACTCAAATCATGCTAACGATCATAATCGTAGTGTTAATCCTCATAGATTCCATCCGCTAGCTAAGTATGCTAACTTGTGGTGCTTAACTCCTGGGTTTCGCGGAACTAAACATATTAAGTCACTTGGTACCAGCGACTGGACTTCAACTGCCCAAGCTTGTATAAATATGGATTTAGTAATTTGCGTAGATACATCCGTTGCACACTTGTGTGGCTCACTTGGTGTTGAGTGCTGGTTATTGCAACCATTGAAAGACACAGACTTCCGCTGGGGCAATGGTAATAGTTCACACAACGCTTGGTATAACTCAGTAGTTGTATATAGAAACCCTAATTCGTGGGATGAAGTATTTAAACAAGTAATAACAGATGTAAAGGATAGATTTTATGGCTAAGTGGAGAATATATTTTCAGGTTGGAACAATGACACAGTCTGAAGAGTTTATTGGGACTCAAGCTGAGTTATTAATGCAATTAAATAAATATGAGTTTATAATGGAAGTACGTAGAATATATGATTAGAAGTGTAAATGGTCGCTGGGGTAAATGCTACTACTTTGGTAAAGATGAATATGTGGGTCGTAGCATACATAACTACGGTGAGTACAACCCAGATGAAACAGAATACATAATCTCACTTGCTGAACTAGCTGAGGAAGCTACAGAACAAGATATGCTAGTACTTGATATTGGAGCTAATATTGGTTGCATAAGTCAAGCACTAGAATTTAGTGGGTTTCAAGTAGTATCGTTTGAACCTCAACCCGAAGTCTTTAATGTGTTACAAAAGAATATGCTTGGAGTATGCTACAACTTAGGGTTGGGCAGTAAGTTTGAAACCGCCAAGATGCCTAAGATTAGGTATGATGATAAAAATAATCTTGGTGGTATGAGTATTGGTAGTAGAGGTATCTTAGGAACTATAGATGTAGAAGTGCGTACATTAGATAGTTTTAACTTTGAAAACGTGGGACTAATAAAGATTGATGTGGAAGGTTATGAAGAAGAAGTATTACGTGGAGCTGTTGAAACTATTGCTCGTTGCAAACCTATACTATATATTGAAGACGATAGAGCTAGCAAAAGCGCTGGACTACACAAATTCTTGGAAGAATTAGGATATACCTGGACTGAACACAATCCACCACTATATAGAGAAGATAACTTCTTTAAACTTAAACAAAATATATGGGATAAGAACTATGTTAGCAAAAATATTGGCTGCCGTCCGCAGACCTAATATACAAGTAAGTGTATTAGAAGTAGGATTCTTTTTAATGGGGTTCTTCGTTAATCCATGGTTTTATGTATTGATGTGCATAAGCAGCTACTATGCTTACCATTAGTAGGGAAGATATCACAGGTGATTTATTACAAGAGTTTCCAGCAGACCTAAAGTTTATTAAATTACCTATTGAAAACTATCTCAAACTTATTAATAGTTGGGATGAATTCAATAGACCCCAAACTGCATTGGTTAATGCGGTTAATAGTCCTAAGTATCGCTTTATTGTAGCAGCTTATTCTCGTCGAGTTGGTAAAACTTATATAGCAAATGTAATAGGGCAACTAGTAACACTTGTACCTAATACTAATGTATTGATTATGTCGCCTAACTATAACTTGTCAAGTATATCATTTGAACTACAACGTAAACTAGTAAAACACTTTGACCTAGAAGTTACCAAAGATAATATGAAGGATAGAGTACTAGAACTAGGTAATGGTTCTACTATTCGAATGGGTTCGGTTGGACAAGTAGATAGTTGCGTAGGACGTAGCTATGACTTGATTATATTTGATGAGGCTGCACTAACTTCAGAAGGTGAAGATGCTTTCAACGTAGCACTGCGACCTACACTAGATAAACCAAATAGTAAAGCTATATTTATATCTACCCCTCGAGGTAAACAGAACTGGTTCAGTAAGTTCTTTGACCGTGGAAATGATGCAACCTTTGATGAGTGGATTAGCCTACACGCTGACTATACTGAGAATACTCGTATGTCAGAAAAAGATGTAGCTGAAGCTCGTAAAGGTATGTCAAAAGTAGAGTTTGACCAAGAGTATATGGCTTCATTTAATAGTTTCCAAGGTGCGATTTATAATCTACCAGATACTAATATTATTGAAGAATACCCAGTTGGTGATATGGAAATCTTCGCAGGCTTAGATCCAGGTTACCGCGATTATACAGCTTTCTTAGTTATTGGGTTCCACTACATTACAAATAAATTCTATGTATTAGATGAGTATTTAAATAATGAAGTAGGTACTAAAGATCATGCTATTAAAATGCGAGAACTATCTGATAAATGGGGAATAGAAACCATCTTTATAGATAGTGCAGCAGCTCAGATGGCTCATGATTTAGCTTATGAATATGATATAGCATCTATCAAAGCTAAGAAATCTGTTTTAGATGGTATTGCATACTGCCGTACTATTATTGAAACAGACCAGCTTTATGTAATGTCACATTGTACTAATGTAATAGATATGTTAGACCAATACCAGTGGGATACAGGGGCAAACTTAATTAAAGAACGCCCAAAACATAATGAATATTCACACATGGCGGATGCGCTTCGCTATGCACTTTATAGTTATACAAGATAATTATGGAACTTCAAGAAGAAATAGATAGATTAACCTTCCAATATAGTGAACTGGAGAAAGCCTATGACAAGATAATAAACCGAGATCAGTTTATAGTAGATTTACTAGAAGAGCTGTCAGCAGCTGAAGTACTTATTAAAAATATACGGGAGGATTCATTGCATCAAATTAGTTCTTTAAATGCTGAAATTGAAGCGCTGAGGTCAAGAAGTCTTTGGCAATGTATTTGTAGTAAGTAAGTAAAAAGCCTAGATTAACCTCTAGGCTTTTTTATGTCTTATATTTTATACCAAAATAATTTTTCTCCTTGACCACAAGTTGCCTATATGCTATCATAGATAAATTAGTGGACATAGCAAATTAAAAAAAGTCCAAATATCAAAGGGTTTAGTCTAATTAACTATTAATGCTTCCAGAAAAGCAACCCTAATTTCTTTCTGGAGAAATAACTATGCAATCAATATACTTAGTAGAGAAACGTCTACGTTCTTTACCAATAAAATATATACTACTTACACCATATAGAGGTGTAAGCAAATATCACTTAATAGAATGTCCTTGTGGATATTGGTGGAAAACAACCTTATCAGAAATATTTAGAGGTAGAGGCTGTCCAAGATGTTCAAACCATTTAAAATTAACAGATAGTGATATAGATAAACGATTGGTTGGTAGAAATATTTATAGACTAAGTAGTATTAAAAATACCTCTACTAAAGTAGATTGGGGTTGTAATACTTGTGGAAATATTTGGACTACAACCCCTAATAGTATATTAAACGGTAGAGGTTGTTCATCTTGCGCTGGTTATGGGTTTAATACTAGTATAGACGCATACCTATATGTAATTAAAATATATACAGATAGTGAAGAATTTATAAAAGTAGGCATCACAAATAGAGAGCCTACTTATAGATACAAAGAAATATATCGTGGGTCCTTGGCTAGTAATATAGAAGAAATTATAAGTATTAAAGATAGTGGAAATAACATACTACAATTAGAAAAATTGGTACATAATAATATACCTAAGTATATTTCTAAGAATAAATTTAATGGTAGTACAGAACTATTTAATATAGATAAAAAGTATCAAATACTAGAGGTTTTAGCTAATGGCTGTTAATACGAACAAGCGTGTAGCCATTAAATGGATACGAGATGGAGCTAAAGCAGCATATATAAAGCTACCTAATTGTTATATTTGTGGAACTACACAAGATTTAGAATTGCATCATACACACGGACTTACCAATCTTTTTGAGAAGTGGGCTAAGGAAAAGAACTATAGTATAGAAACAGATGACGATGTTTTAGCAATACGGGAAGAGTTTATCAATACACATCATAAAGAGTTATATGAAGACGTATTCACGTTATGCAATAAGCATCACCAACAGCTGCATAAAATCTATGGTAAATCGCCTGCGCTTATTACTGCTTCCAAGCAAGGTATGTGGGTCGAAAACCAGAAAAGGAAGTTAAATGGCATGGAATCCGTTAAATTGGTTTCAGAAGAACAACCCAGCACAGGAGATAATCGCTCAAAACAGTGGTTCTCTAGTTTCTTCTGACCAACTAATAAATTATATACAAGCATTTAGTAAATTAGAGACCGTGAATCGCGGAACTAATATGATTACTAGTTCTTGTGCAAGTCTTAATTATGATATTAAAGATAAAGTTTTTGATGGAGTTGCCACAGGTATACGAGCAAAACAATTAAACTCTTTACTAAATTATAAACCTAATCCATATCAAAGTATACAAGATTTTAGAACAGCAATATTTACTGACTTTATACTAGAAGGTAATATATTTATTTACTGGGATGGTGCATTTTTATACCACCTTCCAGCTAATATGATGGTAATTGCTCCCGACCCTAAAACTTTTATATCTCACTATACATATAATAATATTACAAAATTTACTACAGACGAAGTATTCCATATACGAGATTTATCTTCAGTAGGTATATACCGTGGAAGCTCAAGATTAGAGTCGGCAAAAAGAAGTTTAGATATACTATATCGTATGCAAACTTTCCAAGATCAGTTTTTTGAAAATGGTGCTGTTACAGGGTTAGTACTCGAAACAGAAAATACACTTTCGCAGTTAGCAAAAGATAAAACAATAGAAAAATGGCGTACACAGTATAGTCCAAAAAATGGGGCTAAGAAGCCAATTATACTAGACAGTGGATTAAAACTTAAATCAATGTCTACAGCAAGTTTTAAAGATATGGACTTTGATGTCTCTATCCAAACTCACGATACAAAAGTACTTAAAGCACTCGGAGTACCACCAATACTATTAGATGGTGGAAATAACGCAAATATAGCACCTAATCTTAGACTACTATATCTTGAAACAGTACTACCTATTGTAACAAAATTCACATCAGCTCTTGAAAGATTCTTCGGTTATGATATCGAACCAATTACTTCAGGAGTATCAGCATTACAACCTGACATTAAAGACGTTGCAGCATACCACTCAACTTTAGTAAATGCAGGCATCTTAACTCCTAATGAAGCACGTATGGAATTGCGATACGCTAAATTAGAAGGTGCAGATGAAATAAGAATCCCAGCTAATATAGCTGGTTCTGCAGCAAATCCCTCGGTAGGTGGTAAGCCAAAAGCGGACCCAGCACCCCAAGGGAATAATTAAAGGAGCAATATGGATATAAAAGGTAAAGTCATACGACTGGACTCGCTTTTCCAAAAAAGCGCCCCTTTACCCACAACTGGGGAAACTATAGACTCTATATTTATTGAAGGGTATGCAAATACAACTTCAGTAGATAGAAGTGGTGATGTAATCCCTAAAACTGTATGGGAAAAGGGACTTCAAAATTACCTTAAAAACCCTATTATTTTAGCGTATCATGACCATGATGAGCCTATCGGCAGAATGTCAGAATACAAGATAGAGGATAAAGGTTTATGGATTAAAGCACGTATTTCTGCAGCCGCAGAAGATGTGTTTAATTTAGTAAAAGATGGTGTTCTTACAGCGTTTTCTGTAGGATTCATAATCAAAGATGCAACTTATGATTCAATTACTGACCTCTTTATTATTAAAGAGCTAGAACTACTAGAAATATCAGTGGTATCAGTGCCTGCAAATCAAGATAGTACATTTAGTTTGTCAAAGTCTTTTGAAAGTGACGATGACTATAATTTATTTAAAAAACAGTTTTCAACTAATGAACCTGCTAAAGAGCAAAAAACATTAGAAGAACCAACCGTTCAACAAAAAGAGGAAATTTTTATGGATCCAAAAGATTTAGAAGCCTTATTGGCTAAGACTGCAGCTACTGCTGCTCAAACTGTAATCGATGCTCAAGCTGCTGAAAAAGCTGCTGAAGCAGAAAAAGCTGCTGAAGCTGCTGCCGTTGAAAAACGCATCGCTGACGCTGTTGCTAAAGCTACTGTAGTTACTTCAGGTACTTCAGGTGCTGAACAACTTTTAGCTGATATTACAAAACGTTTAGACGCTCAAGAAGTTACTAATAAATCAGCTATCGCTGGCTTAGAAGAAGTAATCAAAGAAAAATCTAAAGAATTAGAAGCTATTCAAAAAAGCAAAATGAACTTTGCTGGCGATAAAGAAGGTGCTGCTTATGCTGAGAAAGAATCTGCATATCTACTTTCAAAAATCACTGGTAAATCTATCCAAGATACTAAATACGGTGCTGGCATCGTTGAAAAAGCAGGAGCTCACGTTCCTTCAGCTACTTGGGAATTAGAAGTTTCATTGAACATGGAAAATGAAATCCGTCGTAAATTAGTTGTTGCTCCATTGTTGCGTGGCATCAATATGCAAACTAACGTTATGACAATCCCAGTAAACCCAGAAGCAGGTGATGCAACTTGGATTACTAATGCTCAATTCGGTACAACTGCATCTCCAGGTTCTGCACAAACTCATCAATTGGGTGCTGTAACATTGAATGCATATAAAGTTGCAACAATGGAATACTTGGCATACGAAGAGGAAGAAGATTCATTGTTAATCTTGTTACCTACTATCCGTGATGCAATGATCCGTCGTGTAGCTCGTGCTGTTGATAAAGCATACTTGGTTGGTGCCGGTTCTGGTTCTGATCCAGTTAAAGGTCTAGCAGTTTATGATGCTACTTCAGTAGTTGTTCCAACAAACACTGGCGTTGCTTCTATTGCTAACTTGCGCGCATTGCGTAAAGATTTAGGTGCTTGGGGTCTAGAGCCTTCAGAATTAGCTTTCTTAGTTTCTACTGAAGTTTACTACGATTTGTTAGATGATACATCATTCATGACTATGGATAAAGTTGGTCCTTCAGCTTCAATCTTAACAGGTCAAGTTGGTATGATTGGTAATACACCAGTTCTAGTATCTAGCATGTTCCCAACTAAAGCAGGTGGTGCAGCTACTGCAGCTACTAACATCGGTGCATTATGTGTTGCTCCAGCTAACTTCTTAGCAGGTAATCAACGTGGTCTACGTTTAGATACACAAGATCTAGTAGAAACACAACGTAAAGTTCTAGTAAGTTCATTACGTACTGGTGTAACTCAATTGAGTACTTCACTAGGTCAAGGCGTTTCAACATTACGTTGGAGCTAAATCAGTTTAGCTGATTAAAACCAGCTAGGTAGTGCTGACTACCAAGTAGGGCTAGCAATAGCCCTACTTCTTTAGAATTCTAACAAGAGTTTTAAAGAAGTACAAAGAGGACTAATATGGCAAATTTAATTACATTGGCTGAGTATAAAGCCTACAATGGTATAAATAGTACCACGCAAGATGCAGAAATAAATGTGCTGATACCAAAAATTAGTCAGCTAATAAAAACTTATTGTAATCGTACATTTATTGATTTCTATGATGAAAATACATATACTTATAGTGATGGAAATGTTCCGTATATTTACTTAAAAGAATCCCCAACAGTAAATATCGCTAGTGTAGAATTTAGTGAAGATTATGGAAGAACATACACAACATTAACAGAGTATACTGACTATGTTTTAAATTTAACTCATGATAGAGTTGAATCTACAGATAATGTTAATGGTTTCCCAAAAGCTATGAATGGTTATAAAATAACCTATACTGGTGGTTATGAAACTACTCCAGAAGAAATTAAACTAGCAGCATTAGATTTAGTTGGATATTATATGAAATCTGATATGTCTATTAAATCTACACGTAATGCAGGTGCTAATAATACTTCTATTGAATACGTAACAACAGCTAATCTTCCAGCACATATACGGAGAGTTCTAGACCTTTACCGTCTTGACTTAATATAATGAGCGTAGCAGAGTTCTCTAATACACTTAGAAAACGAATGGCAGCATCTATTAGAACAAAGATAAGTAGAAAAAATTCTGCTTTAAAAGGTTTCATCGGTGCAGACTCAGATAAAGTATCCGCATTACGTAATAGATTAAAAGCAGCTAAGTATAATAATATAGTTATTACTAAACAAGGTTTAGACGAATTAGCTAAAAAACTTGTTGGGTATAATATTGATTATAGTTCTTATGCACAGTATATGGCCTATAGGCGAGTTAATGTTGGTAAACCAACTTCTTTAAGTGATATAAATACTATAAAAGATGTTAATGTAAGCCAATCTAATAATCCAAATGCTAAAGACCCATGGACTATTATTAAAAATACTCCATATGATAATTTGTTTATATGGACAAAAGAATACTTAGAATTGATAGGTGTACCTTCAGCAACAATAAAAGCTACATTAGGTGAATTCGAAGCCGGGCATACATTAGGATTAAATACTTTTAGAACTTTAGTATCTTTTGGCTCAAGTGTAGATTTAAATAATAATGGTAAAGTAGTAATAAGGGAACAACCTGATTTAGCTGTTTTTGATAGATTAAGTCAATTATTATTAGATTTGGACTTAGCAGCTACTAACTCTATAAAGACAGATACTGGTATATATGTTAATGCAGTAAAAAACTTCAAAGAACATGCACAATTTTATATTGAATTACAGGTTAAAAATAATGCTGCAGGTACTGGAAATGCTCAAACAGGTTCTTTAATTGCACCGCTTGGATCAGCTTTAGCTAAATTTGCAAAAGCTAACTTAACAAGTACTACAGTTAATCTTAAATCTGAGTTTGATAATATAATATCAAATGTTATAAAGATAGAAGATAAAGCTAGAGCTATAATAGAACAGTATCCAGATTCATTAAAAGCAGCAGCATTAGAAAATTTAGATATGCTAGTAAATCTACGTGGCTCTCCTTCTATGAAGGAACATATACAAGATTTAACTATATCAACACTTAAGGGTGAAAAAATAAAAACGAGTAGTTCTATAATTAATGATATAGAACTAGTTAAACTAGAAGACCCACTTAAGAAAACAAGAATAGAAGTACAGAAATTAATCAGAGAAGTAAGAAACGCAACAAAGAAAGCAAAAATTTTAGCTGAAAAGAAAAAATCAGCACAGATAAGAACCCAAAAGGGGCAGTTTATAAGTCCAGTAAGTATAAAAAACTTACTTAATAGTAAATTAGCCAAACAAATACAAAATAATATGGGTAAGGGTACTGCAAAAGCAGTTCTTAATTATCGTACAGGAAGATTTGCTAATTCAGCAGAGGTAACAGCTGTTACTAATAGAGATGGTGCCGTAACTGCTTTTTATTCTTATATGAAAAATCCATATGCTACATTTGCTCCTGGTGGTGCTCAAAGTTCACCAAGTAGTAGAGACCCAAATAAATTAATACAACTTAGTATTAGACAGTTAGCCACTGGAATTATGGCAAATAGACTTAAGGTGGTACCAGTATGAGTGCGAGAGCTAGTATAACAGCAGCCTTAGTAGATACTTTAAAACTTATTGATGGGACAGGTACTTATCAAACAAATGTTTTTAATAACGTTGAAAATAAACTTAGATTTTGGGATGAACTTAATGACTTCCCACATATATGTGTAGTACCTGGTTCAGAATCAAGAGAGTATTTACCTGGCGATTTTAAATGGGGTTATTTGAACGTATCTTTAAAACTATATACTAAAGGCGAAAATCCTTTAGAAGAACTAGAAAAACTGCTCGAAGATGTTGAAAACGTAGTAGATAGTAATAGGGTATTAACATATGATGTAGCAACGAATGCTCGTACTACAGAAATACTTATAAGCTCTATAGTAACAGATGAGGGTCTTTTAGCCCCATACGGTGTAGGTGAAATTAACCTACAAGTTAGATACCAAGTTCTATAGGCTATAACGCAGATAAATATCTAGCAATTAGAGTATAGAACTACAATATAAAGGAATTCAAACTATGGCTTTAAATTTAAGTCGTAACACCAGAGTATGGTTTACAACCAATGTAAACCCTACAACAGGCGTTTTGCCTGATGCTACAACTGGGTATTCTGCGTTTACTTCCGCAAATACCTATGAACTTCAAGTACTAGATGGCTATTCTTTTAGTCAAGGTACTGCAAATATTGCAATTACTTTAAGTGAAGCCGGCAATACACCTAACCGTGGTCAACGCTCATTTAATACTGCATTAAACCCAGTAGACTTATCATTCTCTACATATATTCGTCCACGTGTTGCTACAAACGTTACTTGTATTGAGAAAGTTCTTTGGAATGCTTTAACAGGTTCTGAAACAATTGATCCAACAGGAGTAGTAGTTACTAATATCACTCGTGCTTCTACTTTAAGCCCAACAGTTACTATTGTAGGTGCAACAGCATTTACAGGTTTTGCAGTTGGCGATGCAGTAAATATTACTGGCGTTACAGGTACTACAGATTGGAATTCCCCTGCAATAATTAATTCTAGCAATGGTACCGGTCCTTATACCTTAGTTGCAACAATGGCTAAAGCCCCGGCAACTTTAACTGCAGCTTTAGGTGGTACACTTAAAGTATTTAAAGGTCAGTGGGCAGAAACTCCAACTAATGCATATACATCTTTTGTAGGTTCTAATAAGAATCAACTACAAAAATTTGCAATGATTTTCATGGTTGATAACGCTATTTATATCGTTGATAACTGTGCACTTAACCAAGCAGTAATTGATTTCGGTCTAGATGCTATTAGTATGATTGCATGGACTGGTTTTGGTACCGCAGTTAAAAAAGCAGAAACTTTAGCAATTGCTAACTTAAGTTCAGCTACAGCATATAGCACCTCAGCAAACTATATTACTAACAAACTAAGTTCTACAACTTTAGTAAGTAATATTGGCGGAGCTTCAGGTACTAGTTATAGCGTACCATTAACTGGTGGTTCTATTACTATTAATAATAATATTGCATACATAACCCCAAGTAATCTAGGTGTTGTAAACGTTCCAATTGGTTATTACACAGGTACACGTTCTATCACTGGTTCATTAAATGCTTACTTGAAAACAGGTAGTGCAGGTGATACAGGTTCATTATTATCAGATATTCTTACAACTTCAGCAAGTGCTCCAGAAACTAAATTCAAACTACAAGTTGAAGTTGGTGGAAGTATTAATGCAGTGCGTGTAGAATTAGATATTCCTGGTGCATCATTAAGTGTTCCTACAATTGATATTGCAGACGTTGTTTCTACTACAATTAACTTTACCGCTCAAGGTTCTGATGCATTGTTAAGTACAAATAACTATGATATTACTGCAACTAATGATATGACTGTTCGTTACTATAGTTCTTAAATAAATAAAAATAAAGCCCCTTAATTGGGGTTTTATTTTATCTATAGCACTAAAATTTTTATCATTGCTATTTCTATGCACTTGGTGTATACTAACTAAAATACGAAAGTATTTGAACTTATTTAACAAAAGGAAATACAAATGTCAGCACTTAACCTATCGACACTTTTAGTGTCGAGCAAAGAAACAGAAGTAGAATATCCAGGCTACCCAGGATTTAAAGTTAATCTATGCTTTCTATCCCGTGAAGAATTGGTAAAAATTCGTAAAAAAGCAACTAAAATTACTTGGAAAAATCGCCAACAATCAGAAGAACTAAATGAAGATTTATTCTTATCTTTATATGTACAAAGTACAGTTAAAGGTTGGAGTGGTCTAAAACTATCTATTCTTCAAAAATTAGCACCAGTTGATTTAAAAGGTCAAAAAGATTTAGATGCAACATTAGATTATACAGAAGATAATGCCCTTTATCT